TTCATCAAGAGAAATGATCTTTATATAATTGGTAGCAAAATAGATTGGATCTGATTTACACTTGACCCATTCTTGTACTTGCTTTTTTGTAAACTGTAACTCAGTACCCGCTTTCTTTAGATTCGGGTTACCAAGATATACATCATTAGTTGCCATACTTTATTTATCGTCAGGGTCTTCCAACGGTTTAAAAACTAACAACTCGTCTCCATCCTGTACGTCTCTCATCTCAGGATGTCTACTATAAGATTTTTTAATTGGATTGTCAAGACTTTGTAAAGTAGAGGTCATCATCTTCCACATGAATGCGAAAGTTGCACCAAATACTCCTATAAAAAATACAAGATATACAAAGACTGTAATCTCATTCATGTCTTTCTATGTGTGTAAAAGAATATTCTAGTAACATGGCATAGAACTGATTCTTCATTTCTTCTAGATATTCTGGTTTATCTTTTGTATAACCATTTTGTAGAGCAAAATCTATTACACGATGCAATGTCCTGACATCAGTGATGCCAATTTCAAGATGGACATTCCAATCATTGTCAATAGGTTGTTCTTCTATGTTCATTAGTATTTAAAGCAATTACTGCTGTCTCTACCCTCTACATATTTTTCCAACGCTTCTAATCTACCATCAAGTTTTTCAATAGCATCCAACTCTTGTTCTACCGCACCAACGATATCTGTATGCTCACCTATTCCAACAGGATTATGTAGGTACACATCAATGTTTACCAAATGTTTTTTAATTTCACTATTAGCAGCTGCTTTAATAGCTTCTATCATTCTAGTTTTCATGTTCATTATTCAATAAGTGTACCAAAAGATCTACGTATCTCTCGTAGTTCCTCGAAATTTTTTTGTTTAGTACCACCATCGTAGCACCACGCATATCCTTCGTCAATCATTTGTTCATTAAGGGAGACATCACTGTCACCAATATATAACCAACCAAGAAGTCTACCGTATTTACCAACACCACCTTTCAGTTCTGTTCGTATAGAGAGTTCGTCGTCTCCTGCTATTGTTTCTTCTAATTTGTCTTTCAACCAATTAGTAGCATCTATTCCTAGTGCTTTTTCCTCAAGGTCACGAGTCCTCTTTTCTGGCGTATCCACTCCAGCAATTCTGACTCTTTCCTTTTTGTATAGGTCGAAACCCAGATCAATAGTAACGTCAATAGTATCGCCATCTAGTACCTTATCTATTTGTGTAACTCTAAAATTATAACAACTTTTCCGACTAGGCGGTGTCATCGCTGCCATTACGAATCTCCATAATTCTACCTATATTTATCATGGATCAAATGCACCAAATGCTAGTATAATCAGAACAAGTATCGTTATATAAACAGCTGCGTGATATATCATGATTTTATATGAATGTCATATGCTATAGATATTCTCTCGTTCACAGATGGTTTTGCTCTGTGATATAGCATTGAATTGAATAGTATCAGATCTCCAGATCTAACTGGTAATTCATAGAAACTAGAGTTGTAGCAGTTCATGTCATGCACATCTTCAATAGGAACATGTGATAAAAAGTAATCGGAGAATGGAGAGAAAAATTGTATCACTCCATCAGTAGATAGTGGATAGTAAACAGCAGATAGAAAACTGTTTCTATGATTATGTGGTTCTTCTATATCATTATTAATATTGTAATTATACCAGATTTTTTTTATCTTCAATTCCTTACCTTTGCATGTTGAATCTAAAATATGTTTACCTTTATCTAAGACATGATAATTTAATTCTGACAAGATCGTATCAGAAATATCTAAGTATCTTTGATCTTTAAACTTAGATAACTTTTCATTATTAATATCACTAAGATTAAATTGGGATAATCCAACTCCAAACAATAAAGTATTATACGTCATGTCATTCCAAAAAATATAAGTCCAAAAGCAACAAACACCATAATCCCCATTGAGATTACGGTGTTATAAAACCATCTTGGTATGTCATTCATATTACCTGTATGACACCATTACAGTCAGGAAAATCTTGAAATAGTTTCTTTTCTATTCCTTGTTTTAATGTCATGGCACTCATAGCACAACTAGTGCATGCACCACCTAGTCTAACCTTTACAAATTTTGTATCTTCTTCTATCTCTACAAATTCTAAAAACCCACCGTCTGCCTCTATGTAAGGAGCAATCTCTGCTAGAGATTCCATTACGTTTCTATTTGTTAGTTCCATCTTGTGTCATCCAATCGAGTACCTCTGATGGAAGTTTACCCACTCTTGGGTCACTGTCCTTGACTGTGTGTGGATCCATCTCACCCTTGGGTAGATAAGTAAGTTCACGCAATGACCTAACTGCGGGATTGCTTGTAACATTAGTGGGAAGTCGTCCAAGAGCGACATTATCATAGTTAAGTTGATGCCTGTCAAATGTAGCGAGTTCATATTCCTCCGTCATGGATAGACAATTAGTAGGGCAATACTCTACACAGTTACCGCAGAATATACATGCTCCAAAGTCTATCGAATAATTTCTAAGTTCTTTCTTCTTTGTTTCCTTGTTCATCACCCAGTCAACGACTGGTAGATTGATAGGACAAACTCTTACACACACCTCACATGCTATACATTTATCAAATTCATAATGTATACGACCACGGTATCTTTCAGAAGGTATTAACTTCTCGTAAGGATACTGTACAGTGACAGGTCTTCTGCCCATGTGGTCAAGAGTGACAGAAAAACCATCTAACAGATACTTTGCAGCATCTCTAATTTCTTTTAAGTAACTCTTGACTTGATTTAACATTGGTTTTACACAACGTATGCGTTATTGATTCCCCATACAGTACAAGAAAATATTACTGTAAAGAGTAGGAAAGACTTAAAGTATATCATTTGTTTTTAATAATGGAACCAGTAATGACTTTCCAGAATCCTTTGAGTGCTGTTAGAGCAGGGTAAGCGTCTGTTGATTTTACCTCATCAAACAAATACATATTTAGTCTGAAAGCATAGTTTGCTTCTGTGATTAATGTATTCCTTTGATGTTCGTCTAATGATAATGTATCAAGAACAGATCTATAATTAGTCTTCCATTCTTTCGCATCATCTATTCTAGGAAAATCGTAAAAGTTTAAACCCTCACCTGTAGGTGGTTGTAGTGCACTCTTGGCGATACCTCTCAATATTTGTCCACCAGATAGATCTCCAATGTACCTAGTATAATGATGAGCAATAAGAAGATATGGATCTTTGTCTGCTACTTCATTGATCCTGTAACAATATGTTTTACAGGCATCTGACTGTACTTGTTTCTCTCTCCAGTAAGGACCGTAATAATATACAAGATCTCTTTCCAAGAATGATGTACGATTCAAAACTGCTTGCCATTGTTGCAATGTCTTTGCTAATGGGTCTCTAGTTTTTTGAATACGTTTCTCCATTGTATCATACACAAACCAAAAATTGGTAAGTAGTTTACGATACTCTTCTGGATCGACTACACCTCTAAGAAATCCTGCAACAAATTTTGTGTTCTCTGCTGCAGAATGAGACTTCTTTGTCCCTTCCTTTATTTCTTTACTGAACATAATATCAATTTCATCATAGGTATTTATACTACTCTGCCAGGTTGATAGTCCATTTCGTCTAGGACTTCTGACAGCATTTTACCATACTCGTTAAATTTTCTGTCTCCTGCAATGTAGCATCTTTGTCTTCTCCAAAGTGCTTCTGCTAACATCTCCTTTTCATTTTTAGAAAAGGTCTCGAATCTGGTTTTTATTTTCATGGTTCCGAAGGGGAATGTTGATCTGCATAAATTCTAAGTTTATGAATCAAATCATCATATCTTTCCCATAGCTCTTCTGAACCTGTTTGATCTTGATACATCAAACAAGCACGAATGCAATCATGGATATCGCCATTATTAAGACGCATTTTAATATAGAATTCATACTATAATTATACCTACAATTATAGCATAAAACCAATATTAATGATGAATTAATAATTTATGTTAGCAATTCCAAGCTCTTAGTGATTTGTTGATCCTACTATCGGGATCTCTGGCAGTTTTTGCAGAAGTTAATTTCTTTTTCATTCCTTTCATTCGTTTACAAAATGATGTCCGACGGGGATTTCCAACCTTCTTTGTTGGTGCTTTAAGGTCAGATCCAGGATTTTCTCTCTCGTAAGACTTCCTTCCTTTCTCGTTAAGTCCACCTTCTTTGTTCTTGCCAGCCTTCTTTGTCCAGGCTGCTTCATCTAAAATCTCGTTATCCTGTATGGCAGACTCGCTAAGTCTTTTAAATTGTTTGTAGTCTATCATAATACCATCAGGTTATACAGAATCTATTTATGTAATTATCTCTTGCCACCACCCATTTCCTTAAGCATTTTTTGTAACTCTGTAGTGCTACCAACGAACATGGCATTGTTAGTAACATTTTTAGGACCTGACTTATCTTCATCAAGGTCTTTCATATTCTTGTGCAATGCCTGTAATTTTTCTGTCATCTCTGATACATGTTTCATTGCTGCTACAGCAACTTCATATGCTCTAGGGTGACCACTTTCCTGTGCAACTTCTAATGCACCTCTCACTGCCTCCTGACCTTGATCTATTAAAGAGTATAGTTCACCACGAGTATACTCATAATCTTTCTTCCTATCATCTGCTTGAGATTTTACTTTAGGTGCTGGTGGTTTTTCTACATGTTCCACTTCCATATTCAGAAGTTCTTCCATGTTATCTTCTAGGTTCATAAGAATTCTATCCCTTCATTAAATCCAAAATCATCACCAGCATCTACTAACACATCATCAGCTGCATCAATCTGACCGTCTTGGTTAATATCAGTTTTTGCTTTAGGTGTATATGTTCTAGTTATAGCTCTACGGTTTACTGCTCTATCACCAAGAGTTTCATGTATAATTGCTTTCTTGATAACATCTGATGTGTTGTAAGGACCGTATAGGTAAGTCTTCATCTGGAAGTTTAGAGTGTAAATGATATATCTACGTTCATAGAAACTATCATCCCACGTATCCTCATACGATACGTTGTTAAGGACTACAGCGATATCTCTCTTCTCATTCATATCAGGAATCATGTTGAGAGTAACAGAAAAAGAGGGTTGAAAATATGGTAGTATTTGTTCTGTAATCTGTAGAGCATCGTCTTGTGACTTAGCAATTACGCCAAGTTCAAATGATAAGTTGTATGGCACTGGTACATACTGCACTCTTACTTCGCCACCATTATCATTGATAATTGTTTTGTATTGTTGAATAGGAGATGTCTTACGAGTAGCATCGTAATCTATGCTAGTCATCTCAAAGTACAATCTTGGTAGAGTGATTGCTACTTTTCTATTGCTAGTATTTTCTTC